CAGTGTTTACAGAGAAAAGATCGGGGGATTCACAGAACTTCGACCTGGCCGGGCTGAAAGCGACACGCTTCTTGTCGGCCAGTGAGTCGAGCAAGTATCAGAGTCTCAACGCCAAGCGTGTGAAGTCGATCACCGGCGGTGACCCGATCCGATGTGCGCACAAACACCGCGAGTTCTTTTCGTACCGGCCTGAGTTCAAGATGTGGCTGTCCTCAAATGAGATGGTCAATGCCGACGTGGCAGACGACGCGATTTGGGGCCGTGTGCACGTGGTCAAATTCCCCAATTCGCACCTTGACGACGAGGACAAGGGGCTCAAGCGTAGTATGCTCGATCCGGTGAACCTGGAGGGCATTCTCGCGTGGGCTGCCCGAGGTGCGCGGCATTGGTACCAGGCGCCGAGGGGATTGAAGAAACCACAATCGGTTGACAGTGAGACGAAGCAACACCGAAATGAGAATGACTACATCGCTCAGTTCATTGACGATATGTGTGAACTAATCCCGACGGCGTTTGTTCCCAACAGTGTCATTTACCCAGCTTATGAAGAGTGGTGCAAGGAGAATGGCGTGACGCCGATGAAGCAGCGTTCTTTCTCGCGGGCAATGATCCAGAAGAAGCTGACTGTGGATAAGCAATGGGTACCCCTAGTGCAGAAACAGATGCGGGGAGTCATTGGGCTGAAAATCAAATGACTAGACACAAGACACTTTTATGCGGAAATTCTCACTATTCTCCCATGTAAAACATTTACATGGTACTTACTAGTATTTATTGCCTAAAAGTGTCTTGTGTCTAGTGAAAAACTAAGGAAATCTATAGGAGAAAAGTGAAATGAGCAAAATTGAGAAAATTCGGCAACGATTGGCAACAGTAGACGCTAACCCTGTCCCGATTGCGGGATCGGCTGAAACAGTGTTGGAAGCACACACTGAGGCAGATATCCGGGTCTTGTTGTTTGAATTGGACAAGCACGGGAATATCATATCAAGGATAGCAGCGGAGCTCGTTGACGAAGTCACAGCGACCGCGCAAGCACTTGTCAGGGTAGAAGAATTGGAAGCGGAGCTTGCCGCAGCGAAGGCGGAGATTGAACTGAATGCCAAAGTAATCCACCATCTGAATGAGCAATTGAACGGCTACATTGCGGATAATCTGAAAGGGACAGATGAGAGGACGGGCGAATCCGACAGTGAGTTGGTGGCAGACTTGAGGGTGGAGAACAAGTGGCTGTGTTACACCATCGGGCGGCTAGTGAACCTGTTGGGGCTCGCGCTAAATAATGCAGCGTATCCAGAGTTTATTACCCTAATTCGCAAAGTGGCAAAAGATGAACTTGGTCTGACCTGGCCCGACACCGAAGAAGTCCCCTCATGAGCTCTCCAACCGATTCGGTCATCGACCCCTATTACACCCTGTGTTTGACATGCAAGGTTCCCGGCGGCTGCAATGAGAATGACCCGAGGTGCGCACGGCAGCAAGCGATTAGGCAGCAGACATCTTTACCAGATGGTTATGTTACTATCGCTGAGTTGGTCCCGGCTCTCGGGCTGTCCAGGCCCAGTGTATCCGAATATGTCCGACAGTACGCAACTACTATCGGCGCCCGTCGTTGCCGGTATCAAGCTCGTGGTCGGGCCGGGTGGATTATCCCGCGGCGGAACATCGACCGGCTACAAGAAATCATAGATTACAAACGGACTAGATGTTGAATCTACCAAAATGTGATATACTTGAGCAAATGAATATTGGTGACGGACATAACGTCCAGACGGTGGATCTGACCACCTCTGGGCGTTTTCTACTATGCAAGACCTGTGGGCAGCCATTGGCGGTGTACAAGGACGGTGTGTTGATCTCTAAGCACTGCGGACGCGTATGGATTATCAAACCGCCAACGAGAGTTAAATGCCATCGCTGCGGAGCCTGGCTTGAGGTTTCCGACACGATGCCGAAGGGAGAATGATATGGCTGATTTCAAGTGGCCACATAGACGACGAAAAGCAGCGGAAATGATTGTTGAAGGGGAGTATACCCAGATGCAAATCGCCGTAACAGTGGGAGTTTCGGACCGAACTCTGCGCAAATGGATCAAAGAACCGGAGTTTGATGGGTTCGTGCAAGAGCTCGAAGAAGCCAAGCGGGCCGAGGCGAAACGGTATCTGGGGAGACACGCTCTGTCGACGGCAGAACGGCTGGTGGGCATGTCGAGAACGGCTCAGACTGGGGATCGCGTCAAGTTGCAGGCGTGTATCGAGATCCTCAACCGGGGCGGGGTTATCGCGGTGTCTGCTGTCCACCTGGAGGGGATTAAACCGCTGGTGGCGCTGCTGCCGGCGATTGTGAGCGATGATGGCGACGTGGACGCCGCATAGTGGGGCACAGACATCATTCCACCAGTCACCGGCCTACGAGTTACTGTATGGCGGACAGGCAGGCGGCGGCAAGTCTGACTCGCTGCTGATTGAAGCCCTGCGCTATGCTCATGTGCCTGGCTATTCGGCGATCATCCTGAGACGGACGTACCCTGAACTGTCGCAGGCGAAGGGGTTAATCCCGCGATCACACGAGCTGCTGACCGGGCTGGCCAAGTGGAATGGCGAAAGCAAGACCTGGACATTTCCCAGTGGGGCGACGCTGGAGTTTGGGCATATGCAGCATGAGAACGATATGTACAGGTATCAGGGCTCTGCATTCGCTTTCATCGGGATTGATGAGCTAACACACTTCCTGCGCACGCAGTATCTGTACATGTTCTCGCGTGCCAGGACAACCAACGCACTGGCAGATGGAACACCGATCCCTGTGAGGATACGCAACACGACCAATCCCGGCGGTGTTGGACATGATTGGGTGCGGGAACGGTGGTGGCCGTGGCTGGCTGATGTTCCAACCGTACAAAGCGGCGACATCCGATGGTATCGCAATGACGGCGACAACGAGATCGAAACAACCGTCGCTGATTTCGATGGGTTGTCACGGCAGTTCATTTCGGCAAGTGTGTTTGACAACCCGACGCTGCTGGCGAATGACCCGCACTATGTAACCCGGCTGAAGGCGCTGCCACTGATTGAACGAGAACGGTTGCTGGGCGGCAATTGGAGTATTGCCCCACAGGGTAATGTCTTCCGGCGTGAGTGGTTCCAGATCGTCGATCGGGCGCCTGAAGGGTTGGCGTGGGTGCGATATTGGGATCTGGCAGCAAGCGTCAAGACCAGCGCTGACTACACTGCTTCGGTGGCAACGGCAATGGACAACGGAGGACGGCTTTACTTCCGAGATATGATCTGGGGACGGTGGGAATGGCCGGATCAAGAGAAAATCATCATTCAGACAATGTTGGCCGAACCGAAGACACACCACGGGATTGAAAAGGCGTTGCATGGGTTGGCGGCGTTGCAGGCGTTGACACGCCGGAGAGAGTTGGCAGGTATCAGCTTTCAGGGGATCACGGTCGACAAAGACAAACTGGCGCGGGCGCTGCCCCTTTCGGCGCGGGCTGAGCAGGGCAAGGTCTTCGTGGTGCGCGGTGACTGGAACACGGCCTTCATCAATGAGTTGTGCGCCTTCTCAGGTGATGGCAAGACACATGATGACCAAGTAGACACGGCAAGCGGCGGGTTGGCGATGCTGGCCACGCCAAAGAAGAGTGGGAGGATAGTGGCATGGTAGAGAATGTGGCTGGTATCAAGTGGGCAGTAGAGACAATCAAGCGGCAGGTGTTTGATGCTAAGATCACTGACGACTACTACAACGGAGATCACCGGCTGGCGTTTGCGACACAGAAGTTCCGTGATGTCTTCGGCAATATGCTGCGAGCGTTTGCCGACAATCTCATGCCGGCGGTGGTGGACATCCCGACAGATCGTCTTCAGGTGACTGGATTTGGCGGTGATGAGAAGACCACTTCGTTAGCGTGGGACATCTGGCAGCGAAACCGGATGGCGGAACGATCCAGAGAGGTGCATCAGGAAGGGTTCAAGACTGGCAATAGTTATGTAATTGTGTGGCCAGATGGGGACAATCGGGCCGTCCTGTATCCCAACTCGGCAGAGCAATGCACTGTCCACTATGATGTGGAGCGCCCTGGGCACATCGACCGGGCGGCAAAAAGTTGGATTATCGACGATGGGACCGACGAAGGGAAGGCGCGGCTAAATCTCTACTACGCTGACCGCATTGAGAAGTACATCACCGGTGGCAAGGTTCGCAGTGGGTTGCCTGGGCCTGCGGCGTTCGCCCCGTTTGAGGTAGACAATGAGGCATGGCCATTGACAAACCTCTATGGCGTCGTGCCGATGTTCCATTTCTCAAACGGCGGCAAATTGGGGCAGTCTGGGCGGTCTGAATTGGCCAATGTGATCCCGTTGCAAGACGCCCTCAACAAGTCGGTGGCTGACATGCTGGTAGCAATGGAGTTTGTCGCACTGCCACAGCGATATGCAACCGGGCTCGAAGTCGAGATTGATGAGGTGACCGGACAGCCAAGGGCGCCTTTCGTGCCAGGGGTTGAACGCATCTGGGCGGTTGCATCGGAGACGGCACGGTTTGGGCAGTTCGAGCCTGCGTCACTTGACCAATTCATCCGAGTGCAGGACTCATTCCGGCTTGAGATCGCCAGGATCACGGGTATCCCGATCTATTACCTGATGCTGGGGACTGGCGACTTCCCCAGCGGCGAGGCGATGAAGACAGCAGAGGGGCGGCTGACAGCCAAGATACGAGATCGGCAAGGGGTTTGGGGCAACGGATGGGAAGCTGTGTTGGCCTTCGCGTTGATGATAGAAGGCACACAGATACGTGCTGATGAGCTCAACACACTATGGACTGACACAACGCCACGCAACAACAAGGACTTCCTGGAAGGGCAGCTATTAAAGAAACAGCTGGGGGCATCGTCAAGTCAGGTGCTACGTGAGACCGGGTACTCTGACGCTGAAATTGAGAAGATGGCTGAGGAAAACACAGCAGCGTCTTCGGCGTTAGGGGAACAGTTGTTGACGGCGTTTGATCGAGGGCAATAATGGCTGAGCCTGACATCTATCGAGTTGCATATGAGTTCAAGAACTCGTTGCTGGCCAGTGAGAAGCAGGCCAGTGCTGAATTGATCCGGCACTATGGTGAAGTGTGGCAGCGACTTGACAACCGGATCCAGGGACTGGCCAACGAATACTACTCTCAGCCATCGGTTCGACCTGGATGGATCTACGAGATGGAACGGTTAGAGTCACTGCGAACACAGGTCGTGGCTGAGTATGGGCGCTTTGCGGGGTTTGCCGAGACGCAGATCACTGCTGACCAGGCTGAGATGATCCGGCGGGCCACGCAGGACTCGCGTGAGTTGGTGAAGTTAGCCAATGGTGGGGTAGCAGGCAGCTTCAATGTTGTGCCCCACGAGGCGACATGGCAGATGATTGGCGCTCTGCAGGATGGTTCACCACTGCGTGATCTGCTGTGGCAGATACCGGGGCAGGTCGGGCAGGCAGCGGCTGATGAACTGGTCTCCGGGCTGGCATTGGGCCATCACTCAACGAAGATCGCGCGGGCGGTCCGTGAGAAGGCCGGCGTCGGGTTGTCCAGGGCCATGACGATTGCTCGCAGTGAGAAGATGCGGGCCTATCGAGAGACGACGAGGCAGAGCTATCAGGCCAACAGTAATGTCGTTGCCGGGTGGGTGTGGTTTGCCGCGGTGAACAGTGTGCGCACGTGTGCGATGTGTTTCGCGATGCACGGCACGAAGCACACGCTTGATGAGAAGCTCGACGATCACCCCAATGGGCGGTGTACGATGTCCCCCTGGGTTCCTGGTCGGACGCCAGAGCTTACGCCAGGGGCAACTGTGTTTGACAGTCTGGCGCCAGATGAACAACAGATGGTCCTTGGAGGTTCGGCTTACGAAGCCTGGCAAGATGGACGGGTGACGCTGCAAGACTTCATCGGCCAACGGGAAGATGCTAAGTGGGGCTCGATGCGGTATGCCCGTAGTCTCAAGACTATCCTTGCTGAGAAATGAGTTGGCAAAACTGAGGATATGTGGTAATATGTAGCTAAGTCGGGTGAGATGCCCGACACGAATAGAACTAGCGGGCACAAGCGCCCATTCAGGCAAACGACCTGAGTGGGCGTTTTTTGTTTTGCCCCGCATCCCGCAAAAAGACGCGGGACTTCAAAAGGGAGACGGCGAGATGCCAGAGGACAAGGGCGAGAAGCCCGGCAACGAAGACAAAAGTGGGGCAGGCAGCAAGGATCAAACACCATCTGGCGACGGCAGGCAGGGGCAATCGTCAAGTGAGACGCTGACGTTTGATACCTGGCTGGGCACGCAGAATGAGAGCGTCAAGGGGCTGCTGAGCGAACACACGAAGGGGCTGAAGAGCGCCCTGGATAGTGAGCGGCAAGGACGTGCAGACCTGGCGAAGCAGATCAAGGAACTGAGCGGGAAGGCTGAGAAGGGCAGCGAGCTTGAGAAGACTCTCAACGAGGCTACCAGTCGGTTGGAAACGGCTGAGCGCCGGGCTGCTTTTGCTGAGGAGGCGGTTAAACCGGAGATCGGCTGCCGTAATCCGAAGCTGGCGTACCTGGTGGCTGAGCAAGAAGAACTCTTTGACCGGCGTGGTAATCCGAATTGGGAAGCTATCAAGAAGGTGGCGCCTGAGTTGTTTGTCGCCGTTGGGCCTGGGAAGGTTGATGGCGGGGCCGGAAGCGGGAACCCGCCTGCTGTGTCGATGGATGATATGATCCGACGCGCGGCGGGGCGAAGGTAAGGATCGTCCGCAGATGACGCAGAAAAGCGCAGATTAGAGCAAAAGAGGGATTCCTCACTCCGGTAAAGCGTGGGGTTCGGAATGACAAAACAAGAGATTCCTCAAGGCTGAGAAGATGCCTTTCGGAATGACATTTGGAGGGTAGAGACGATGGCAGTTTACAACAGTGTTATGGGTAGTTCGGATATGGGCGGTATGATCCCGGTGGAGTACTCCAAGGAGATCATCAAGTCGGCTGAGGTTGAGTCGGTGGTGATGAAACTCGGGCGGAGATTGCCTGATATGCCGATGGCGACTCGGACGATGCCGGTAATGTCGGCGCTGCCGATTGCCTATTTCGTGAGCACTGAGACGGGCAAGAAACAAACAACCGAAGTCAATTGGGAAGGTAAAACACTGACTGCTGAAGAAGTGGCCGTGATTGTGCCGATCCCGACAGCGGCTTTGGATGATAACCAGTTCCCGATCTGGGATGAGGTTAAGCCGTTGGTGGCTGAAGCGGCGGGCGCTGCGATTGATGGCGCCGTGTTGTATGGAACCAATAAGCCTACCTCGTGGCCCACGGGGATTGTGACTGATGCAATCGCCAAGAGCAATTCTGTGACCCTGGGAACCGGGGCGACGATGTACGACGATGTTATGGGCGAAGAGGGTGTGATCGCCAAGGTCGAAGAGGACGGGTTCATGGTGACCGGTCACGTTGCGCCGATGACGATGCGCGGCAAGCTGCGTGGGTTGAAAGATGACAACGGACGCCCAATCTTCGTCAGCACGATGCAGGAAAACACCCGGTACCAACTCGATGGGGCGGATATCTTCTTCCCATTGAACGGGGCGGTGGATGCCGATGAGTCGCTGTTGATTAGCGGCGCCTGGAACTACCTGGTATATGCCTTCCGGCAGGATATCACGTGGATGATTGCCGATCAGGCTGTTATCACCGATGGCGATGGGACGATTGTCTATAACCTATTCCAACAGGATATGGTTGCACTTCGGATGGTGATCCGGCTGGGCGTGCAGTTGCCGAATCCGGTTACTCATCTGAATTCGAGTTCAGCGTCTCGTTACCCGTTTGCTGTGTTGGCGCCTGCGAGTTAAGAGTATCCGCCCTCACCCAAAGTATGTGAGGACAGGCCCTTGCCAAAAGCAGGCGAGGACAGGCCCTTGCCAAAAGCAGGCGAGGACAGGCAGATTTATCCGCAGATTACACAGATAAACGCAGATTAGGGCAAAAAAGAGATTCCTCGGGCTTGAGAAAACAGCCCTCGGAATGACAGAATCAGGGAGGGTATTTTGATGAGTAACGAACGAAGGGTTTTGATCGCCTTTGTGGCGGTGATGGCATTTGCACTGTTGATGGTGGGGGCGCTGATTGGCCCTGGCCAGGTGGCTGTGGCTGCGCCTGCACCTGCGCCGACGCCGATCACGGGGTTCTATCACAATTCGGACAACGTGAAGTTGGATGTGGATTTCTTCAGCACGAAGGTCATTACATCTGATACTGCGAGCACTGCGTTCAAACTGGCCAACTACGAGCTGTTGGATTTACAGTACATCATTGACCAGACGATTGTCGGAGGGGCTGCAAACACAGTCACGCTGAAACTCCAGTTTTCTAATGATAATAGCCACTGGGTTGATGGAGTATCGATTGTGGCCAGCAACGTAGCCGACGCTGATGTAATGCAGCCGTTCCAGGTCTTTGGTGAGTATGCGCGGGTGTATGCGGATGTGACCAGCGCGAATCCTGTGACGGTCAGCGCTCTGTCGGTGGCGAAGTAACATCGCTTATAACGGGTCTGGCATGCAGGCGGGACGCCAGCGTTCCCAGTGTGTGCCAGTCCCTATGGGATAGGATGATGGTATGACAGAAGCTGAAGCCTTGATCCGGCTAAAGGCAATGATTGACTCCACCACGGCGCCGGCACTGACCGACGATGAATGTACCTCTCTGTTGGCTATGTGCAAGCTGGAAGACTCCGATGGCTATGCCCCTGACGATACTGATTGGACTCCTACATTTGATCTGAATCGTGGGGCGGCTGAAGGCTGGCGCTGGAAGGCTGGGCGGTGTGTTGGACACTATGACTTCCGGGCCGATGGCGCTCAATTCGACCGGAGCCAAATGTTTGATCACTGTGAGAAGATGGCTGCGAAGTACGCGGCGAAGGTGGTTACCAGCGCGAGTGTGTTTGCCCCGCTGGGGAGCCAGACTGATGAAGAATGGATATTGAATCTACCAGAGGACGACTAATGGTAATAGACGCAGCAACCATCGTAGCAATATTGGCCGGCCTGGGGGGATTCGTTACCGCTATCGTCACAGCCAGTGTTTCGGCGCGGAAGTCGCAGTTGGACATCCTCCAGGGGATTGTCAATGAGGTTCAAGACGAAAATCACCGATTGAGAGAACGGATCATTGAACTGGAATGTGATCTGAAGTCAGCACGGGAACAGATCAATGAACTGCTACGTGAGAATGCCGATCTACGGGCAATCTTGCGGATGGCGGGAATGACGATCCCGGTGAAGATGGCTGGAAGGGCTGGGAAAGGTCCGCAGATTACGCAGACGGACGCAGATTAGGGCAAAAAGGCAAAGAGGCAAAAACAAAGATTCAACGCAAGGGCACGAAGAAGCAAAGACGCAAAGAAGCAAAGAATGGTAGGTAAGAAATCGTGATGTTGACTGATGCTGAGCTAACCGCTATGCAAACTGTGCAAGAGACGACGCTATCGCTGACAGCGACGATCCAGAAGCGGACGCTGACAGCGGATGGGATTGGCGGGTATACGCAAGCCTGGACAACGAGGGCAACAACGACAGGGCGCTATGCCCCACTGCGAACGGGCAGTGACCAGGTGATAGCTGAGAAGTTGGGCAATCGAACCGGCTACATGGTGACGCTGCCAGCGGGAACGACTGTGGCCAACACAGACCGCATAGCGATTGATGGCCGTGTGTTTGAAGTATTGTCAGTGCAGGGTGAGAGTTGGCAGACGGCGACACGGGTTGTTGTGGCAGAGGTGAGTTGATGGCTATTTCAAAGCCTGTAGTGACGATCACTCATAATCGGTTGCCCGAGATCGCGAAGAAACTGCCTAACGATGTACGGGCAGAGATTGTGACGACGTGTATGATGATTATCGCCCGTATTCAAACGGGAATGAAATCACCGAAGCACGGTATCACGTATCGGCGCGGCAAGAAGTACCACGTGGCTAGCGTCCCTGGAGAGATGCCAGCAATCGACTACGGCGACTTGATGGCCGCGTTGAAGTTCGACTGGGCGGAGACGTTCACCGGGGTGGTGCATGTCGGTGACGCTGAATATGCGCCTGCGCTGGAGTATGGGACCAGTCGAATGGAGAAACGCCCGTTTATGAAGCCAGCGGCTGAGGCAGAACGGGAAAAGTTCATCAGTAGGATCACGGCGCTGTTGAAGAGGTTGTAGGGATCCGCAGATTACACAGATAGACACAGATTAGGGCGAAAGGCAAAAGAGAGATTCCTCAAGCCCTAAGCAGATGGGCTTTCGGAATGATAAAGCCGCAGTGGGTTATGGCGCTCCCAGAGGTGATATGGATCAAGCGACACTGGAAAAAGCGATCTACGACGAATTGACAGAGAACACGACGCTTATGGCCGCGGTGACCGGGGTGTACAACATTTATGCACCGGATGAAGCGACATATCCATTTGTGATTTTCGCACAGCAGGCAGGCAGAGACGAATACACTTTCAGCCAACGGGCTTATCGTGAGTTTTCGTACTTGGCCAAATGCGTTGCGGAGTCGCCGTCTTCGCTGGTGGCTGCGGGGATCGGGGAGAAAATTGACGTGGCGCTCTTCGATGCTGATATTACTGGCGTGTTGACCATCCGCAGGCAGGGAAGCGTGATGCAGCCAGAGGTTGTAGACGGAATTCAGTACTGGCATGTTGGCGGCGTGTATCAGGTTGTGGTGGAAGGGTAAGAATATCCGCAGATTTCGCAGAGATACGCAGATTAAAAAAGAAAAGAGATTCCTCGACCTTGAGAAGATAGGTCTCGGAATGGCCCTCGCTGGAAGCGGGCAAGGGTAGACAGGAGTAGGGGCAAATGGCACTAACACACGGCAAGAGTGCGCGGGTTTACGCAGAGGGGTACAACATCTCGGCATATCTCAGCCAATTCACGGCAAAGGTGGCAGTGAAAGAGGCTGAGGTAACTACGTTCGGATATGACGATAGTGTTTTCATTCCTGGCCAGCGAAGCAGTAACGCCAATGGTGGTGGGTTCTTTGATGGCGCTGATGACGCAATTGATGAAATCCTCGAAGATATTTTCGGCGTGGCTGACCAGATCTTCATCTTTCTTCCGGCTGGGGATGGGTTTGGGAATCTCGGGAAGGCGTTCGTGGCGTTCGAGGGAACGTATGAAATCAGTTCCCCTGTGTCAGATGCCAATAAGCTGTCACTGGAACTGAAGGCCAACACACACGAGGCTGTTGAAACACTGCATGCCCTGGGTGCTGAAGTTGCTGGCGATGATGGCGATAGCCTGGACAATGACGCAGCCAGTATCAGCGGTGGGGCGGTGTGGGTGTTGACCACGTCGGGAACGGCAGTGACATTCACGGTCGAACACAGTGAAGATGAGACCGATTGGGATGAAATCTCAATCACGATCCCGGCGCAGACCGGCCCGGCGGCGGTGCGAGTGGAAATCAGTGGGACGATCAATCAGTACACGCGCATCGTTTGGGATAAGGCATGTACGTTCTGGGCGGGGCTATGTCGAGATTAGGGAAGGGTTATCCGCCCTTGCCAAGGACGGGCGAGGACAAGCAGATTACGCCCTCGCCCAAAGCATACGAGGACAGGCAGATGCTCACAGATTAAAACATGTGGGAACAGACAGATTTGGAGGAATGAGAGATGGCATTTTCACACGGTAAGGAAACTGTTTTCAAGATCGA